GAGAGGCACCAGGTAAAACAGTTGGTATGTCAGGTGAGGACCTTGCCAGAGGTATCTCCGAGAACGATGAGGCAATGAAGACACTCGGGTCGCATTCACCAGGTATGCTAGAGTTGGCGAAGGCATCACGTGGTGTCACATCAATTCCAAACAAGTACAAATTGACTGACCACTATGTTGGTGCCGGTAGCGAGGCAGCAGGTTTGCTTACTACGGGCGGGGTAGGTAATGCTGCTGCAGCCCTTTACGGTAAGTTATCGGCTAATCCACGCTTTCTACGTGCAGTGATGAATGATCCTGCGCTGCAGGCAAAGTACTTAAAGTATCTTCGTGGCAGTGGTTCAGCAGCAGCTACAGGTGGCAGTGCGCTAGTTAATTCAGGAGATAGATAATGCCACGTAATGGCTCTGGTGTTTACACACTACCTGCAGGCAACCCTGTTGTCCCTGACACGCTCATTGAGGCTGAATGGGCGAACCCGACAATGGCAGATATTGGTAACGAGCTTACTCAAAGCCTGCCCCGCAATGGCTCTGCGCCCATGACCGGTCCATTGACATTGGCTAGTAATGCTGTGCAACCGTTAGAGGCTGTGCCTAAACAGCAGATGGATGCTCTGCTCGGCGGTAGTAATAGCTTCATGCCTGCTGGTGCGATTCAATATTTCGCCACAGCTGCGATCCCTACCGGTTGGTTGGTGGCTGATGGATCGGAGAAGTCTCGCACGACGTACAGCGACCTCTTCGGTGTCCTCGGCACATTGTACGGCGCAGGCAATGGTGTCACTACCTTCAACCTGCCCGATTTGCGCGGTACGTTCCTACGTTCGCTGGACAGTGGTCGAGGCATTGACCCAGGTCGTCCATTGGGTACCATGCAGGGTGGTGCAAACCAGTACCACACACATGAGTTAGTCGACCCCGGTCACGCGCATGACATCTTCGATCCGGGCCACGGGCACCAGCTTGTTGATCCCGGTCACCAGCACAACACAGTTGGGTATTGGACAAACCAGCCCGGGAATCAGGTAGGCACTGGGAGTGTTGTCGCCAACAGCGCGTTATCAACCAACACACAACCAGCTCTAACCGGCCTTACTATTACTGGAAGCAACAGTAATGTTCTGGTCAACCCGATAGGCACCGGGATTTACGCGCTTAGCGAGGGTATTGAGTCACGCCCTGTGAACGTGGCGATGGTGGCTTGCATTCGAGCTTACGGCGCGATCATGACTGGCCAGCTCGGGTCGATGGCATTCCAAGATGCTAACGCCGTGAACATCACCGGGGGTTCGGGTGTCTTCACCGTGCTGAAAAGCAACAAGGTGCCGACTGACCCAACAGATGTCGTCCGCCTTCATGAGCTTGGTGGGCTGGGTGCTATCACAGGCATTCTCAGTGGTGATCCACAGGCACTGTTCATAGACAACACGACGCCGAACATCCCGATCATTCGACCTGTTACCAATCAACCGAATGGGTTGTTGAAGCTCAATGCCGCAGGCATCGTTCCACCAAACCTTATCAACCCGAGTGGGTTCAACTACGAGGGTACATGGGATGCTTCTCCCGGTACGCTCCCACCAGCAGTCGGGGTGCAGGACGGTAGCTTCTATGACATTGTTGTGGCAGGCACGCTCACGGTTTACATGCCTACCGGTGCGCCACAGACGATCCTCGTAGCAATAGGGTCACGCCTTGTCTGGTTGGCTACGAGTGCCAGTCTGCCCGTTAATCACTGGTACTACGAACCGCCTCCCGCCCTCTCCGGTGCAACAGCCAGTCAGGTCACCAATGTGCCAGCTGGTGGCATCTTCGCCGCGAATGTGCAGGCTGCGCTGAATGAACTCGATACCGAAAAACTGCCAACTACAGCTGTTACTAGCTACAGAAACAAGATCATCAATGGTGCTTTCGACGTTTGGCAGCGTGGCACCAACTTCCCCAATGTTGCGGCGCTCACTTACACAGCGGACAGGTGGGCTGTGTTCTCCGACGGTACGGGTAATCTAAGCGTCCAGCAGACAGCGGTAAGTGCAGCCGATCAGCCTGTTCTTAATACGGACTATGTTGCCGCCATCACTAAGGGCGGAGTGCCAACGAGTGCACAAAATATATTCCAACGCGTGGAGGGCCTGCGGAATTTCGTAGGCAAAACCTTCGCACTATCTCTTCGTGCGTATGGAACAGGCACATTGAACGTAAGGTTCTTGTATTCCGTCAATGGTAGTGCGGGACCGTTCACCACAATCAGCACAGTTGGCGTTCCAATAACTGCCGACTGGACAGTTCTGCGTACTGCTCAAGTGGCAGTTCCAATCGTTGATTGCACACCAAATAGCATTTTTCAAGTAGGGTTTGATTTCCAATCAACTACTACTGGCACTACATTCTTGGCTAATGTGCAACTTGAAGAGAGTGTCATTGCCACGCCGTTTGAGCGTCGTCCGCGAGGGATGGAGTTGGCGCTATGCCAACGGTATTACGAGCAGAGTCTGGCATTGACCGGCACTGCTGGGGCCAGAGGCCTTATTGCGTTTGCGTCGACAGCAACGCAGGGGTTTTACTTCATTGTTCCGAAGCGGGTAACCCCGACACTGACTGCATACAGTCGAAATGGAACGGTGGGGGTCATGTCAAGCGCCAGTAACGGGCTTGATACTGCGGCGGCCAGCGCGTCAGGTTTGTCGCCGCAGGGCATACATCTAATGAATACTTCGGGGCTTACCCCCGGATTACTGTATGAGATGAACTACGCAGCCAACGCGGAGTTGTGAGCCATGGACGAAGCCATTCTCAAGCAGGTGAAGGGTGAAGCTGCTGTCAAGGCACTACGTGCGCCACCGACTCATGATGAGATGCTAATGCGTAGAGCGCGCGCCACTTCAGAGGAGCAGACTGCCCTCGCCCCGCAGGAGCATCAGGCGTATGCCCGTGAGTTCATGGAGAAGCACCCCATAGTGGGAGGGCCGTTCTTCACAGCTGCCATTCCAGGGTATCAGATAGCGAAGGCTCTCAGGTTGATGCCTACTGATGCGCACTCTACCCCTCCGTCACTAGAACAAGCAGCAGGGGGGTATAGGGGAATGGTTGAGGGGTACAACAATGTACTTGACAAACTACGTCGGCGCATGTTGCCTGGAGTCGAGTAGAGCTGGAGTTACACTCCATATGCCCCAGCATAGCATGAATATGGCCCAGCTGGCTGGATAGTTTGCTGATACCAACTCCAGTGCCACGGGGTTCTTCCAACCCCAGTAGAAGACATAGGTATCATTTACTACAAAGTTACCTATCAGGAATGCTACAATCCATCCTGATGGACCACGCATTAGGCGGTTGTGGAACCATGGCATCACTGCATATGCACTTAGCCCCATGATGTAGCTTATATTGACGTCCCAGTCCATTGCCCCCTCTACTTCAGAGCCGTACAGCAAAGTTGACATACCAATAAAGAGGGTGAAGAGCCTCCACGGATGAATGTACCAACTGATTATAGGCATAGTAATCCCCAAGCTGTGATGCTAGTTATACAGATAGTCCAGATCGCTGCACAGATTATGGTCTTAGTCATGATTCTACGCTCCTATGCTTGAAATCAACAGCTTCGACTATGCCACCCATATGCAAGTCAACTGTGATCTTGACTTTACCGTAGCTGACGATTTGGACTGTGTCTGGTTGTGCCTTACCTTGTGCAAAACAATATTCATTAAGTGCTGACTGCAGTTCGGCCAATGTTATTTTAACTACACCGAGTTCCATGTTATTCTCCTAAGTCTACATCCATTTGAATCAGTTCACGCCCAGCGTCTTCCCACATTGCCCTAACATGCTTGTTTTGGTCATGTGCCTGGCTGTAGACAATGCGCGAGCAGCTGGTATTGAGCAGTGTCTTCATACAGTTGTTACACGGGAGCGTAGTGCAATATGCTGTATAGATATTTTCAACGCTCCGACATTGGAGAAGTGCATTGACCTCAGCGTGTACTGCCGCACACGTATCGGTCCCCGGTAATAAATTTGCGCCAACACACGGTTGCTCAGTGCAGTGGCTTGTTCCTCTAGGCGTACCATTATATCCCGTTCCGATGATCTGGCCATCATAGTTAGTTAGAACACAACCCACCGCGCGTTTGCGGCAGGTTGCACGAGTGGACAGCATATGCGCAATGGCTAGCATGACCATATCGATTGAGGGCCGACTCATTTGCCGGAGAGTATCTTCAGTATCTGCCCCTCAGGCGCTACCCATCCAATAGGCTTCATTGCATCGTAGGTCTGCCCACGCTTAGTCATACCGCGCACCTTCTTCATGTTCGCTTTTTGGACGACGTCCCAAATATCATCGAACGGAATACCTTGCTGATACGCAATACCAAGCGCAACGTAGACGATATCAGCTAGCGCATCAGAGAAGGCTACGATGTCGCCCTCATGCACAGCCTGCGACAGCTCCTGTACTTCCTCAAGTAGGAAGTCGACTTGCTGTGTCCCGATTAGTGGATCAGGCAGCATAGGCTTCTTAGAACCAGGATGGCCAAGGATTTTCTGCTGGAAGTTAATCACATCCATGAAGTTAGTAGAGTTCATATTTGATCGCATCCATAGGTGAGTAGTTGGAAATCTCGATGGAGTCGGCCTTGAAGTTATCAATGGTTGTACCCCGCATAACCGCATACCGCGGATACGTGTCCAGTGGTTCGCGCTTCAATTGCTTCTGCAGGTCATAAACATGGCCGGTATAGATATGTGCATCGCCGAAGTGGAAGTGCAACCGTCCAGCGCGAAGTCCGGTTTGCGCCGTGGCCACTACCAGTAGCGCTCCGTAAAGTGCAAGGTCACTAGGTAGGCCAAGAGCGAGGTCAACGGAGCGCATATACACAACACAATCAAGAATATTATTATGGACATAGAACTGAAACAAAATGTGGCAAGGAGGGAGGCAGCCCTTATCGAGCTCTAGTGGGTCCCATGCTGTTACAATATGACGTCGCCCGTCAAGGTCCTTGGCGAGGTTGAGTAGGACTTCACGGAGTTGATCCTGCGTACCGCGCCAATCACGCCATAAAGATCCGTATATACGTCCCACGGTTTCCCCGTCACCAGCTTTCCATGCTTCAGCATTATGTCGCCAGTATTTACAACCCTGCGACTCAAACTCTGCCACTGTAGTGGCTTTCTGGAGAAACGCTGCAAGTTCACCGAGGACTCCTTTGTAGTAGATACGACGAGTAGTAAGAAGTGGGAAGGCCTCGTACAAAGGCGCAGTAGACAGCGACTGCCCCGGCAACGAGATGGTGTCACCCACACGACTGGTCTTGTGGTAGCCGAAGGTCAACACTTTGGTACAAAGTTTCTTGTACCTCTCGTCGAGCAAACTCATTTCACCAACTCCCATAGTCCCTCCCCATTACAGATAGTCTTGACTTGGACGACGTCACGGGCACCTACTATGCTATCGAGCTCGTCAATAGCAAGTTGTGTGTAACCTATGATATCACGATAGTTGTCTTTGAAGTTTGCATCACCAACACAGATGCGCGCAATCTTGGCTAGAACAACCTCAATTGCTTCATGTTGAACGGGTGACATACTCGACCAGTTCGGCGTGTTCTTGACAACTGCCTTGAGTTGTTGTGATACCAGTGCATTGATCCTGAAATCTCCATGTGTATGAAGCCTTTCCTGTAATGTTTTGTCTATGTCGTTCATACTAGATACCAAATAAAGTGTCAAAAAATGGCCACGCTAGGGTGGCCACCTCTTTATTCTTACTGCATCATGCAACGTTGATTGCAGGTTCAGCTGCCGGCACATCTGCATCAATACCTGCAGCTTCATCGATCGCCGTATCAACAGCAGCTTCGACTGCCGCGTCAACAGCTTCATTGGAAGCAGCTGCTTCAGCTTCTGCGCCCACAACAGTTCGGCTGGAAACGAGCTTGCCTTCTTTGACCAACTTGGTGCGGTAGTATGAGATGCAACCCAGCGTGGTCATTGCGGAAGGGAACTTAGCAAGGACCAGAGCGAGGGTCTCTTTGGTTGTGCTACCTGCAAGAAGTTGCTCCTTCGCAAAGGCACCGACACCTTGTTTCGGACCGCGTGGGATAGGCGTAACGACAGTGGCTTCGACGACGCCAGCTTCTGCTGCAGCATCACCAACTGTGACTTCACCGTCTGCGCTGATAATCTCTTCATTGGTTCCACCTTCGACTTGTTCGACTGGTTGCTTCTTAGCCATTTGAATACTCCTTATTGGGTTGTAGTCTCGTGGAACATCCTGTTCACACGATGATTCATTATAACACGAATGGTACTAAAAGGGGACGTCCGCATCAAAATTTTTCAATGCAGAATGCAACGCTGTGAAAAGTTCTGCTTGCGTAACGTCCTTACCTGCTAGTTGTTTGCGAACACGATGCTCAATAGTACCTTGTGCTAGGATATGGTAAACCCGCACGACCTGCGTCTGCCCCTGTCGGTACACCCGTGCTATGAGCTGGATGTACTCCTCGAGGTTGTAAGTGGGAGAGAACCAGACCATACAACTACCGCCGAACTGCAGATTAAGTCCAGCAGCTGCGGCAGTTGGCTGCAGACATAGTACTTCTGTCTCACCATTGTTCCAAGCAGTTATCACATCATTGACTTCTTTGGCTGTCATACCTCCTTTAATAGCTTTAGCATCTGGATGCCGATGTAAGATACGCGTTAACTCATGTGTGAAGTTATAGGCAACGAGCAATGGTTCACCTGCCAGCTCTTCGATAAGATCATCCAGTGCGTCCAGCTTAGCATCGTGTAGATGCATAACTACACCGTCAACCGAGTACACTGCCCCTCCAGCAACCTGACGTAGCTTGCCTGTGAGGACAGCAGCATTCACAGCTGTGATCGGCTGGTCGTCGATGTGGACAATTGCGTCGTCAGCGAACTGCTTGTAAAGGTCCATTGCAGATTTCGGCATTGTGACTGGCAAGTCGACATGCACGATATCCGGTAGCTTCAGTACCTCTTCAGGCTTCAAGTAATGCGCTACAGTGGCGATACGCTCGTAGAGTATAGGTTTCAAGCTCGCGATAGGCCTCCAAACGTAGATATTACGCGGGTCCTGGACAAAGTACATCTGCCTAAAGTGGGTGATGTACTTGCCGAGTGATCTGCCCCTATCGAGTATCATCATCTGCCCAAACAAGTCCATCAAGCCATTCGCAGCTGGTGTCCCTGTTAAGCCAATGCGGTATGGGAAAGAGGGCAGCATCGGCTTCAATGCCTTGTACCTTAGACTTGACACATGCTTAAGCTTCGTCAGCTCGTCGCAGGCTAGGACTTGGAATTGATCCTGGTCTACTCCGAGCTGCTTCATGGCCCACACCACACCATCGTAGTTAAGTACAACTATCTGGAACTTCTTGTTACGCAGGACCTCTTCTTTACCAGGACCATGTGCTAGACCAATGCGGAGTCCTGCAAACTGTCGCCACTTCTTAGGCTCGGTCATCCAGGTTGTCTGTGCGACACGAAGAGGGGCGAGGACCAGCATACGGTAGTCGTATCCAAGTTCTAACAACCGTAAGAACGCAGCGAGTGTCGTTGGTGTCTTACCAAGCCCCGGGGCCCAAAACAGTCCTGCCCCGTTAGGGTGTGTTATGATCCAGTCTACACCTGTCTCTTGATAATCATGTGGCTTCCATATTGGCAGACCAAGACTTGTGTTCATCTAGTAGCTCCTTGAAGTCTGCCACGTTATCAATGACCATACTACGATGCCCTAGCTTCTTGAGCTCGTGCAGAATGTAGTCCTGGAAAGGGCTGACGATACCACCATCGTCCCGCTTGAACTCAATCCAGGCAGTCCATCCACCAGGCATTAGCAGCACACGGTCAGGCCACCCACGTTGCTTCTGGACTTTAAGAAGGATGCCGCCTACCTTCTTAGCTTCAATGCGACAGCGGTTTTCAATGCTTGATTCTGATGCCATTATAGTTCTCCGCGGTTAACCTTCACGTACTTTAGTGCCGTGCATGATGAATCCATCGACTGCTTGATCCCATGCTTGATCTATCTCTTGTTGTCCTAACTTGCGAAGAGATACCCATTGCCCGTCAGGGTGCTTGGTGAATAGCCATCCGTACCATTTACTGCCAGTACGAAGATCGGCGGCGCAGCTTGGATTTACTTGAAGTAGTGTCATGCCATTTGGTAGTATATTACGGTGGTTAACTTCGCCTTCCATTATAGTTCTCCATAACTGTGGCCGCGTGTCTCGTCACAGACAACCTCATACTCGAGTTTATCGGCGAAGGCGCCACGCATAGCCTTTTGAAGGGCTGCTGAGGCTTCGTCTGCCCCATCCTCAGGTGCTTCAATGATTAGCTGGTCATGGACCGTGAGTAGAAGTTCACCTGGAGAATCATCTTTTGCGAAGTCAAGCATTGCCTGCTTAGTCTGGTCTGCAGCACTGCCCTGGATGAGGTAGTTTGTGAGTTTATATTCAAACGTCCATAGGCGATCGCCAATAGTTTTCGGTGGTTCGCAATAGTAGAGCCGGCCGCCAATGGTACGGATAGGCATGTTACGATCAGCCCGTCCTCTAAGCCCGTTTTGTAGCGCTTTAATCTCTGGTAGGGCTTCCATGTAGGCGTATTTAATTCGTTTTGCTTCGGGTTCGGAGATAGCGAGACTCTTAGCAATTTTCGCAATACCGGCGCCATACAAGATAGCAAAGCCGAGAGTCTTGGCTTCTTTTCGCGTAAGGCCTGCAAGTTGGGCCGCAATCTGGTGTAAGTCCGCATAATGATCCTCGTGAAGGGCAGAGAGCAGCTTTCCACCTGTGAAGTGGGCTAAGAGGCGGAGTTCTTGCGAGGAGTAGTCCGCGCTGATAAGAATGTTTCCCGGTCTTGCAATGATATAGTCGCGACAATTTGGTAAAGGAATGTCAAGTCTATACCCAATTTTGCCGAGCTGTCCAAGTAACTTCTCAAAGTCAGAGGGCATGTTTTGCATATTAGGTGTTGACGAAAACCGCCCAGTCCGTGCTCCAACCGCATCATAGTTTCGTACCTGGTTCCATCGTGGATAAAGTAGACCGCCTGTCTTCAGACCTGCCTCGTACCATGGCTGTAGAAAGGTCCGCAGACACGTTGCAAGGGCAGCGCGTACCAGTAGGTTCCCGAGCAAATCGGGCTCGGTCACGGTCTCGATTAGGCTATCCTTACTGACCGATTCTGCCCCTTTAGCTGTCAGTAGCAGGCCTGTTGTAGCACCCGACACCTTTAAAGCAGTTATTAGCTCGTCCGAGTCTGGATCGATCGGGCCGAGTCGCTTCTGTATCTTGAGTGTCAAGTCAGCCAGCATAGCCTGGTACTTCGGTAAATCTGCTGCCAACCGTGGCATATCCAGGAACACACCGCGTTGTTCCATACCAACGATGTGCGGCATGAGCGCCATTTCGCGGCGATATGCTTCGTGTTGTCCTAAGTCGAAGGACTCTTGATACTTACGATACAAGCCAAGAGTACGTGTGGTATCACCAATGGCATACGGTGACACTAATGGGGCAGGCGCCTCTGCGATATGCGCACCCCACTTCTTGTCGTTGGACTTGACCTTGCCGTTACTGATGAGCCATTGTCGCACGTCTTCCTGCTCGACTGGTGGCATGCCCAGGTGTACCGCCGAGAGTGGCTTGAGGGCCAGCTCCCCGTGTGGGTTATCAATGAAGGCCTGGACCATCGTGCATTCTACTTGGTCCCATGGTAGCTCAACTCCAAGTTTTTCTGCAGCAACCTGGCGATCGAAGATAGCGTTATGCATGACAAATTTACTTGTCTTGTCACGCGCCAAGGTACGGAGATATTCCGCCGCTCCAGCCTCAGTTCCATTATTCCCTCCAGGATGACCGAAGCTCGTATATGTACCCTCGTCATCATCTTCCTTTACTGCCAGTCCAACTGGCTCTGGTGGGTAGTCCGGCCGTTCACCAATCGCGTGTGTTTCAAAGTCAACCACAACTAATTCAGTCATTGCTATGTCCTCGTATTTAGAAGCAAAAAAGACCCTCCGAAGAGGGCCACAAGGTCACAACAGCAAATCAATACTTGGTGCTCTCAGGCGCAGCCGGTGTCATCACAGGGTACGGTGTCAGCAGAAGGTCCTCAGACAGTGCCATTTTCTCGAGCAGTGCATCATAGTCAGGGTTGTCGTTGACTTCAAGAGTGGTGACACTGACCTTGAAGAAGGTCCGGGAATCTACCTTATTGTCCATGCGGCAGCGGTATTGCCCAAGCATCTTCCCCGCCATGCCTGCACGTGTTACAAGATCGAGGACGGTCTGACGGCTTGTAATCGGGAAACCTGCGAGATAGATCGGTGCACTACGTACGTCGTTGGAATACGGGACCAGAGCAACTCGAAGAGCTTCTCGACATGCTTTGCCTCGACCCTCATTCCCGCTCCTCCACTGATTGTTTGGGCAACTTGCGCAATCCGTATGTGCAGGGGCCGATGCATCAGCATGTGGTTTCTCCATATCGTAGCTATAACATGCAGGGATGTTGGTGTTGTTCGGGTCGAACTTCTTGGCGTAGAACGTACGCTCTGGCTGCGCGGCGATGATCTGCACTTCGCAGCTTGCGTTGGGCACTGTCATTTCGCCGATGATAATGTTACCGCCTTTGAAGGAGACACGCTGAGGCGCAGTACTGCCCTTCGTAGCGTTCTCAGTCTGTGCTGCGATGGCAGCCTTAACACGTTCTGCTTGCGACACAATGGCTGTCGATGGGGCAGCCTTTTCTTCTTGTTTCGCTACCTGTGCTTCTGCTTCTTTTGCCATGATCTTTTCCTTGGGTTTGAGCCCTCGCACTGTACGAGGACATGAATCATTATAACACACTTGTGGCTAGATGTGTGTCAACCTTTGTCAATTTTCTTCGCCGGGCTCCTTGTACGTAATAGCTAGGAGGGATTGAAGCTTCTCATTCAGGTGCTGCATCTCTTGATAATGCTCAGCCTCTTTGTTTCTAATTTGCTCGCGAAGTACAGCTGCTGCTGAATTGCGCATTTCTTCCTCTGACTGAAAGCTATCAATTACGACAATGGCTTCGCCCACTTTTGTCCACATACTGGACATATCGGCGCTACAAATATGCAAGTCATCGAGCGTAATTGTGCCATCAAGCACGCGTCGAAGGGCTGAATCATTTGTAGCCCAGACTGCTATTTTTCCTTCGAGTTTCATTATGCTATCCTCATGTCGTTGTAATCCACAATGATCTGCCCTTTGAGCGTCATCTTGACAGTACCAAACTGCAGACCAGTTAGTACGTGGTAAATCTCACCAACCTGGCCGACTTTGCCTTCCAGGATCATGAGCTGTACGGCCCTTTTAGCCGCGGTATCGAGGGACTTGTAGTGACGCGTTCTGCGGATAGGCTGCCGCCTACTATTGAAGAAGGCGACGTGGATATGCCGTTCGCTTGTCATCTCAGCACCTGTAGTGTCTTACCATTAAGCTGGCAGAAATAAAACCCACCGATAAAGAACCCGGTACCTATTATCATACCGAGAAAGAAACATGTTAGCTCAAGCATTCCTGTGCTCCTCTAATATCTGTTCGATGACTGCCTCGACATAGACCTGTGCAGCCTTACATTTGACGATCATGTCCTTCTCGAGGGCAGCGTCACGCGGATACAACAGCGTCGTCACCCGCAGATGGGGTGGGATGTGGTCTACTTTGTGAATTGCTGGATTCTCATACTTAATGAGTTCGTCAGGTGTAGATACCATGCAATATGACAGTTGAAATTCAGACTTGTCATATAAGTACATGTAGGCGCGTCCTTGCCACTCGTAGAGAGTTTCTTCGGCATCTGCCCTTGTTGCGGGGAAGGTGCTAAGGCTCCAGGCGGTCTTGATATCGATAACACGGTCCCGTGTAAGGATGTCAGCTTCTCCATTAAGGATATCATTTGTACGGCGCTCTGCATTCTTGAAGTACTCCGTTCCGCCTACTTGGTTAAGAAGGTTAATACTTGCGCCCTCGCATTGTATACCCTTTTGCATGTACTTGACATCTATCTCCGTAACGTATCCGTAGACGATCTCTTTGGCTAGACTCGTCAGGTAGGTCTTCGCCCCTACTGAGAGTACTTCGTTCGCCGCTTTCGGCTTCGTCATTATCTTGCCCAAGCAAGATGGATGGATCAGAACCATATGTACCTCCATAGTGTTTAACAACATAAGCAGTCCAAAACGCAACCTCAAGGGGCAGGGGCTTCTTTTTGAGCCGTGAAGCTAGCTCTAGGTCATTGCGGCACATCTTGCAGGTTGACCTTCTACCACCTGCAGCAGAAGGATCACCCTGAAATGCAGTTAAATCCTTCTCCTCACCACAATGCTTGCAACGTTTTTGTCCAAACATCACTTCCTCCCTATCTCGAACAACGCACTAAACATGTTCGTAGAATCATTATAATACTTTTGGAGACTTTGGTTATCACTTGGGCAACGTCATTTTTCGTGAATTGTCGAAAATTGTTGCGTCAAGTTATCCAATTGAATCCAATTTTATCTATGTGATATAATTAAAGAATGAAAAACAGGTTACATCAGTGTCCCACGCGTATGTCATATACCCACGTCATATGTGTGCGTCATTTTTATATTCACTGTTTATTCTGATGTCATTGTCGTGAAGTTCACGATTAATATGGCATCGTTTAGGTAACAAGTGCTGTATAATATACAATGACGCAAAGTCTTTTTGCGTTTGAAATCAACTACTTACAGGAGTCCAATCATGAAACTGTATGCACGCCAAGGCGATCTGGTCATTCACAACTACGTGGACGACAATAAGACTCTCACCCCTACCAATCATGTGTCGTGTGCGGGTGATTCTTCTGGCCATACGCATACCATCAGTGGTAAGTTGGCAGTTTTCCGCGATGGTCTCAACACCCGCATCAATGTTTTGGAGGACACGCATCTCATCCACAACAAGGCAGGTGGCCATAAGTCCATCCCTCTACCGGCTGGGCAGTACCTCATTACGCCTAAGCGTGAGCGGGGCGATGCAACTGACCGTACGGTTACTGATTAATCTAGCACAACACAAGGAGAATCAAAATGAACGGTGCACAACGCAGAGTAGTTAACACGATTATCGACGGACTTGGCCAAATTAACGTGCAGATGAGTGGTTATGCTGACCAGCTACAATATGTTATTGACGAGCTGCAAGAAAAGTATGACGACATGAGTGAAAAGGCTCAAGAAGGTGATAAGGGTGAGGAGCTTCTTATGACCATCGAGACACTTGAGAGCGTTCATGGTGACCTGGAAAACGGCCAAGTCGACAGCGCCTGCTACACTCTTCAAAACATCTAAGGATAACGACAATGACAACCACTTTGAACGAGCTCAGCCCTGAGCAACTGCAGCTGTGCGACAACATCGCCGCTGAATTCATCTCGTATAACGAGTCACCGCTACCCATCAACATGGAGCACATCGAGCGTTGGCTGACCTTGTGCTACGGCTATATGCAACAGCCGATGGTCAAGGACATCCGTATCGTGGGTAGCGTGAAGGCAGCGCTGGCCCTTGCAACCGAGTTGACAGGTGTCGAGCAACGTAACTGCGACAATGTAGGGGCGAGTGACTCTGCATGGGTCGCCTTCTACACGGCGTGGCACAAGCTTGGTGTTCTGACTGACGAAGAAAGCAAGGATGTCCTGGCACTTAAGGACTTCATCTCATGCGCTTGGGACCACATCCTACTCGATGAGGCTGCGATCGTGATTCAACGACCTACCTTCAAGACCAACGAGCAACGTGCTTTGCACTGTAATGATGGTCCAGCAGTGACATGGCCTGACGGTGATACACAATACTGGCTCAATGGTACGTACGTGTCCGAGCGTATTGTCATGCAGCCACAGTCTTTCACACGTCAAGAGTACCTCGACATCACCAACACCGAGATTCGTCGTGCGTATTGCCAGCATGTTGGCTACAAATTTGTCTTCGAACTGCTCGACGCAGAGGAAATTGATACATGGGTGGACGAAAAGACAGCACTCGTCTACAAGCTCTTCGCCTGCAAGTACGATCCGACGATCAAAATCCTGCAGCAGCTCTCGCCCCCTCTCGCGGATGGAAGCCAACCGGTTTATCTTGAGCCTGTCCACGAGGACCTTCACACAGCCCAGGCTGCCCGTAAGTGGCAGGCAACGGAGTGGTCACCGGAAGACTGCGAAGACAATCCTGAGCTTGAGTACCAGTACGAGGCTTAATTGTGTGGGCAAGGGCTGCGCACGTGGCCCTTATTGGCCCTCGGAGGGGCAGATGCAGCGGATAAACTACCGTAATAGCGACGTCATGATCGAAGTCACCAAGCAAGTTAGGAATGCAATGTATATGCCAATGCAGTCACGAACGCACTTATTTGCGCGTCTTGGCGCTACAGTGCATATTATGGACGAGATTGGTAATGTTTTAGCAAATACAATGAGGCACAAATATGTTGCGCTTGGCGAAAACAATTGGCTCAATGCATAGCCTAGTTACCCAACGAGTAACACATTTTGTAGGTATCTGGTCGGTTTACAACCACCAGCGGCGGGAAGGTGTTACTAACAAAGTCTGGGACCGCGTTTGGGACAGGACCTGTGCCCACAAATGGGAGATCGATAGTGACAAGACTCGACAAGATTAGTGTCTCAGGTACTGCGTACCATGCTGCGCCTAAGGATACCGACGCTAAGCTTAGGCTATGTGCATATGATTCGATTTGGAATAGCTTAAGTATGCGGGAAAATACAGTAGCGATAATGCTCAATGTAGTCAGAATTCAGGAGGCGAGCAATGCCACAATGGTTTATTGAAGTCATGATTCTTGGTGGTGTGTTCATCACTATCGCCGTTATCTGTCATTTTGCAGACAAAGGAGGGTGGAAATGACCAATGAAGAGGCAGCCGAGATTATCTCTGAGATAGTGCCGTCAACACCCATTCACCGACACACAATGGAAGCCCTCCGCATGGCCGAGGCCGCGCTGCGGGCGCAAGGGGAGCCGGTGGCCGGACGTCGGCTCTACTCACCATACGGACGCTGGCACCACGGTAACGGGGTCCTCTGTGCCGGCACTTTACGAATTGCACGCGAGGATTTCGACACCAATCCGGCCGACAAGGTGAAAAAGGATATTTTTGACTGGACGTGCGCCACGCTCAATACGACCCCGCACCCCCAAGGAGAAGAGCATGGAGGCTAAATACGAGCACAAACAGTTTGAAGCGTGGTGGCTTGAGCATCAACGATCCGAACTGAATACAGCTTACGACGACGCCATGGACGGATGGTTTGCCCGCGCCCAACTCCCCGCGAGCCCGCCATCGGTCTCGGTCGATGAGGTGCCGATTACCTTGATGACCGCATTGAATTTCTTCAACAACGGTGAGCGGCTTGAGCTATGGAAACAGTTTAATTGCTCCGATTCCATGCTTGCAAACATCACGCGAGCCGTGTTGCTCAAACAGCGAGCCGAGGCCAGCAAAGCGCAGCCTGTTGCGCACGCTGCTGAGTCCATAGAGTTGGCAAGGGCCGCCTACCATGGCGGCGCACCGGCAGTGTCACTCGTTGCTCAATTGCTTGGGCACGCGCCTTGTGAATTCTGCGGCTATCACCACGCGCATTGTCGTTGCAAAGCGCAGCCTAGAACACTCCGCGACATCGGGCGGCTCCAAGAAGAGCAGATGGCAGCACTGGTGCCGGTAGCAGAGAAAACATGCTTCTGCCAGAAGTCAGATGCGTGGCGCTGTGCTGTTGATCGCGGAATGAGCACGCTGGCTTGCCATTGCGAATGCCACAAGCGTGGCCGCATTGCCGGAAAGGAGCAGCCATGAGCCTACGTGAGAAGATCATTACCTGCATTCGGATATGGCAAGGTGAGATGTATAGCGAACGGGATGCATTTGATCTAGCAGATGCCATCCTAGTGTCAATTGCTAGTGAGCAACAACAGCCTTGTGGCAACTGTGGAAAGCCATGTCTAGAGCGTTACTGTGACATTTGCCATGCTGCTCGTATGAAAGCCTTAGATGAACTAGCTGCTGAATCTCAGCGGCTTGGATTGTAGGTATAGCTATGACGTTACGAGAAAAGGTAGTCAAGGTACTACAGCAAGGGCATTTTACAGATGGCTCAGTAGCAGATGCCATTATCCGTGAGGTGTTCAGCGAGCAGGCTAGCCTGCAAGCACGGCTGGAGGCTGCGGAGAAGGATGCGGCGCGGTATCGGTGGCTGCGTGACAAATCGACAGGAGCGCCAGCGATTTGGGAGCTTGTTTCCGATGAGCACAACCCGCCGTACTGGACGTTGAAGTGCGAGGAAGAGCTTGACGCAGCTACCGACGCAGCACTCGCCAAGAAAGAGAGCAAGACATGACTGATCAGGAACGACAGGAACTCGGTGCGCGTGTAGCGAAGGCGCTGGGTTGGAAGGGTGTGTATGACCCCGACAGCAACACATTCGTTGGACTTTACGACACCGAGCAAGCGTATCGTGGAAGACCCGACGAACCCGGAGAGTGCTTCAAGCTTTGTGCTGAGTTCAATGTGTGGCCGTACGCTGCTGGAGACGATGACTTGTTCGTGGTGTACCGAAACGGGATCGAACACTACAACTCAGGGCGTGACGACATCCTCGCAGCCGTACAAGCCGAAGAAGATACGCCTACTGGCAGACTCAACGCCGCAATCGAAGCGGTGCTACTTGCAGTGCTGACAATCAAGGAGCAATCATGAGTTCATTCATCGACGCGGTGGAGCAGCGAATTCGTGAGACAAGGCTGTACCACAATGAGATTTCTTTTGATGAGGTTCGCCAAGCCCTGACCGAAATTCTGGCTGCGGCTGGGCCGGTTGAGGCCATCCTACTCAGCAATACAGCGGAGCACACTCACGAGGACTACGGAGACGGCTACTTTGCCACGCTAGATTGCGTCGTGCAGCTATTCACCGCACCTCCCGCCGTCGAACGAGACGCGAGGATTGCGGAGCTGGAGCGCACCGTCGAGCGTCAGCAAACTGCACTGGAGCTACACCGCGATCAAAACAACCGTGACGGGTTGCGCATTCTCGGGCTGAGTGCCAAGACGTTTGCACGCTTCAGCAGTGAAGAGTGCTGGATATATCAAGGCGAAGGCGACGAGCTTGAAAGCCTTGTATGCCCCGTAGTGATTGCTCCGCGTGTTCTGCACGAACTCCGCACCCAGCTCGCCGCCGCACAGGCAGCGCTGGCGGACTGCTCGGCCAGCCACGGGCGAGTGTGGGCGAACATGACGGCCATCGTCAAAACGATAAACGACGGCGCGCTGACAATCGAGAAACTACAAGCCCGACTCGACGACGCAGCCATCGCCACCGACCAGAGCGCTGTGGGGAGTGTGAAATGAAAGTACTTAATGCTATGTACGACCAAATGTTCGAGATTGTATGGCACGCCATCGCAGACCCAATAGATCAGTTAGCTATCGAATATGATGTAGCTATTAGTATGACTATTTCTGAAGCTGCAAATGGGCAGGTCTACACTAATGTCTGGAATATCAACAATGCAGCGGCTTAAACGAAGTAAATCACCCAGCCCCTGGCTTAGTGTGCGGGACAAGCTTGTCCTCAATAACGCTGTACTTGTCACTAGTGCATTGGACTTACACGGTAATTACAACCTCTACAGCATCCTGCGTGAGCGCATGAATCAACAAATAGAAGGGGTCGATGCACCCTATTGGTACGTCACCCGTGGTCCATCACCCAGCTTTTTAGAGTAGCGAGGCATAACATGGAAGTTATTGTTGACAACACGGCGACTGCTGCGTCTGAGCAGTTCATGGTCGACGACCTGGCCCGGAGTGGGTTGACGCCTGAGGACTGGCCCATACTCCCAGTTGCTAAGCCGCGTGATTTCGAAGGCTTCCCCAACTACGACCTTATTCTCAGTCCCACGTACGTCATTAACCGCCGTGACAGTCAACGTGACAAGTACCATGCCCCTGTTGGTATGATGCCACCTGTCATTGCGTGGGGTGACTTCGGCAGCAGCAAAATCTCTGCGACCGTAGAAGGGGCGAAGAAGGCGCGTGCTTTCCATCTCGCCACTGGCATTCCTACGCTCGTACTCCAAGGTTGCTGGGGGTTCGTCGAACCTGGTACTGGCACAACCGAGAACGGCATCTGCGACGGTGGCATCCAACTCCACAGTGACATATTATGTCAGATCCAACCTGACAGTGTGCATCTTGTCCTTATGGACGGTGACTGGCGCGACAACTACAATGTCCGCTCAGCCCTTGGCAACTACCGTGCACTCCTCGAGGAGCATGCGCTTAAGCCACTTTGTCTTGATCTCAAGAGCGATGTCAATGGACATCGCTTAGGGGCAGACGATTGGTTACTCCGTACTTATGGTACTATTCGTGCTGCATGGCCTGACATCGAGGCAGTGCGCCGTGCTATCCTCAAGATCAAGCAAATCGAAGCTGTCGAGATACCAGCATCGCGATCTTTCGTCGCGTCTTCTACTAACCGCTACACCATCGAAAACGCTGCCCTCACCGATGCGGGCGACGCTAATCTTCTTTTAAGGAACATAGGCTATGACAATATCAGATATCTCGTCGATCAAGGCGTCTTCGCACGATGGGTCGACGGTTGGTGGCAGCGTCTTGAGGGCACGCCGCTTGACCTCATCTCGGGTGAAGTGGCGCGAGCTCATGCTGTTCGAGCGGCCGCTATTCTCAGTGCTTTGCCAAAGGACAAGTCAGACGATACGGCAACACAAAAGGCTCAGCGCACTATGGCAGCTGCAATATCAGCTCGTGAGCATCACCTCGGTGGGGCAGGCGCCCGGAAGGCCGTCCTCGAATGTCTGATGAACAAGGCCGAAATACGCTGCGACTCCAACGACTTCGACATGGATCCTTACTTGCTTGGGGTGCTTGATGGTGTCGTTGACCTGCGCACTGGCCAGTTACGTCCTGCCATGCAGGCAGACAAGCTTCTTCGCCGTTGTCCCATCCACTACCGCTATCCATTAACCTCAACCAAAGAAGGGCAGACACATGACTTCCAACAATTCATCGCCGAAATCTGCGGTGCAGGCCGAGACAAAGATGGTAAGGTTATACCAGACCGCGCCGCTGTCGACTATCTACAACGCCGATTCGGCCTTATGCTCCTCGGTAAGAACGAGAACCAGGTCTTCACAGTACTCCCGGGCAAGGGCGCAAATGGAAAGTCGGTTCTTTTCGACCTTATCGCCTCTGCGCTTGGTTCTACTAGTAACGGCGGCTATTTTAACCGTTCCAGTATAGCATCTATTCTTTCGAGTTTCCGCCCTACTGATGCCAACGCAGCAACACCATACTTGATGACCTTCAAAGGGGCGAGGATCACGGCCTTGTCCGAAGCCAACGAGCAGTCCATGTTCGACCCCTCAGCTGTGAAGATCTTGACAGGGGAGACTGAGGTCGCGGGTCGTGCCAACTACGGCTCTGCGACAGTTATCCGCATCACGACCAATATGTGCTTGATGACCAACGTCATCCCCAAGATCAGCCATCATGACCAAGCTTTGTTATCACGTCTTGACATCATACCCTTCGAAGTAAGATGGCGTCGGCAAAACGACGATGACCCTGAAGTCAGAGATTTCCCCGCTGCCGACACATGGTGGGCCGGTGAGGCGTCGCAGGACAAGACCATACTCCGCGATCTTTTGCATTGGCTTGTTGAGGGCTGCGTGCTTGAGCTAACACAACCATTAGTAGGCAAGCCTGATCGCTTCAATTTGGCAAAAGCATCGTACGTCAAAGACAACGACCCCTTCGAACTATGGCTCAACGAGACTGGGTGGACCTTCGAAGAAGGGGCAGGACCTACTTTGTCAGGTGATTTGTATGACTCTTACAAAGTCTTCACTGAGCAAAGCGGTGGCAAGCCTGTCTCACGCGTAAGCTTTGGTAAGAGGTTCTTTGGCCAGTACGACCAGAAAATCAAGTCCATCATTCTTAGCGGTGGTAGGAACGCCATCATAGGCATCAAGCGTGTAAAGGAGAAATACTAACATGGACCAAAAGTGGGCAGATCAGTTCAAAGCATGGCAAGACATTGCACATATTACTAAGAACAGGCGCTTAGTAGGCAATGTACATCGTGATTACGTTAAATGGGCCAGACACAATATACTTGGGCCTATGTCAAACGAAGACTTTGATACATTGCTAAAGGCTAATTACGAAGTCCAAGTTTCAGGATATTGGCCCAATTTAGACTGGCATGTACGACTTAAGAAGTAGCGTGTGCGTTGTGTGCGTGTTTTCGGACATTATTCGAAAAAGATGATGACGAATGAATATTATGACGACTGCATAAATACTTTCGGTATTTCGCGCATACATGCATGCCAGATTAGAGTTCTATTATGGACGATGAATTTAATACTTTGGTCGATGAATTTGTACGAATTCGATGTATTTAGTACTTTTTACTATGCTTTTTGTTCTGTCAGATAGAGCGTGTACATCTGTGTGTTTGAAAAGTCGTTTTCGGAACATTTTATATATGAACATTTTAAAAATGAGCCTTTTGAAATACATATACGTTAAGAACTTACGTACACACACACTCTAACCTAAAACCGATGGGCGAATCGGTCCCTTTTAGCGCCTTTTATCAAGGAAAATGAATCATGATCTGGACAATGGAAGACTTTTTAGCCGGTAAATGTAAGGCAAAAGACATAGGCAACGAGCAAAATACTGGTACTATAGTATCTTCGAAGGACCTGGTCAATGAATATCTGGCAGTTTATGCTGCTATTGGCGGCCGAAGTGCTATGGAAAGGGTCGCAAAAGACAACCCACAGAGGTTTTATTCGGAGCTTTTGAAGCTTTTGATCGCCATGGAGGCGCCAAAAGCGACCATGGCTGTGCAAGTAAACGTAGAGCGTGCTATGTTGGGCGATGTACGAGGTATGAAGTCCGAAGACATACGTGCGTTGTTGTTGTCGCGGAGGCCTCCGGACGACGTCGTTGACGTATGAAACGTATACGGCCGTTTTGTACAATCGATTTTCAGCACTTAAAGTAACCAGGACAACATCATCGTGGTCTATTATATACTTAGTACCTAGTTGATTTTAAGTGCTGAAAGTCGAACGTTTTGCAGTTTGTGGCGCATATTATACTGAAATCATAGTATAATAACTACTGCACATTTGTGCATTTATTGGAGTTACTAGCATGACAAATGGGATTCATCAAACTACATTGGCCGACTGCGACCTGTCACTTCTCCCACCCATGAAGGTTACACCGGAGGTATTCTTCGCCCGTATTCCGCTCAAGTACCAGGTTAAGGTATTCAGAGCATTGACCATTGCAGGCGGTAAAGCCAATGCAATACATGCAAAATGCCTTGAATGTAGTAACTACCAACGCAGCGAAATTACGCGTTGTAGTGTGAATACTTGTGCTTTGTGGCTGCATAGACCATACCAAAACGCCGAAATAGAACCTGAGCAGGAACAATTTACGTAAATGTTCGTGATGATCCGGCCACCGACTTTCGTTCGGTGCACCGTGGTCGTCACTAATTTGTTCGGGGTGGGCCAATTTGTCGGCCCTTTTCTACCATTTTAGCAGCGGGCCATCGATTTCGGAAAAAAGCGGAAAAAAGTTGCGTGGCACATGGGGCGCGGGTGAAGGACCACCAACAATGTGACCATAAGTCACTCTACGTATGGCATAGTAAGACGAAGGACCAGTGGTTCAAAAGGTTCACATACCGCGCTAACGGTCACCTGAATCATCGTCCCTCTTAACCTGCTAACATCTCGTGGACCAATCGCTAAGATCAACCTTAAGACCGTAGCCATCAGGACGAAGAAGGGGTGAAGGAAAAAGGCCCGAAGGCCTTAGTCTTTATGATGTTCCTTTGACCATTTGATTATGTCCTGTATGCACTCGTCATTCGTCATGAAAAACGAGCGCCATTTACCGATACACGATATTACTACAGCTCCTACCAGCACACCGAAGCATGCCGCTACGAACTGTAGTAATCCATAAAGTGCGTGTATCACAGCACGAAATCTTCATCCTTCACTTCAATCTTAAGCACAGTCCGTGAAGCATTCGCCGCAATCAGTCCCTTCTTAACTAAGTCATTGCGATACCACGCAATGCAAGCCGCAGTTGTCTTTGCCTCTGGAAACAACTTAAGCACACGTTCAAGCACCTGTTTGTTAGTAGCCGTTGTGTTACCGATAATCAGTTTGCGTGCGACTGCACCAATGCCCATTGCACTCTCAGTAACCACCTGTTCAACAACCACGTCAGAGGTAGCGGCAGCGGCGACTTGTTCTGACAACGAGAAATCACGATTCTTAGACATTTGTATTACTCCAGTTGTTTCCGAACCAGCGTTATTGCTGATCCAGTGAAAACATTATCTCACACCTAAAAGATAAATACCATAGCTATACCAACTATTTTTGATATATACACACTCTGTTGCAATCATAAAAATTTTGACGCTCGCGTTGCTCGCAATACAGGGTGCTACGCACCTATACAAGACCATGAAACCTGGGTGGATCGGTGCTAACGCACCACAGGACCTCAGTTAGGGTAGAACGTAAAGCATGACAACGACATAAGACCGACGTCATACGACTACGACCTGGTAGTATGACCTACGGTTATAATGGTATGCATGTATGTTATACATGATAGTGTATACATGGTGGTATGTACTATGGACATGGTACTATAGGTGGGTGGCATGCGCGTGGTATGGTATACTGCGGACATGTGCTATACATATGGACATAGTACTTTGTTCTATTTGGATAATCATTGTAATATGTACAAGCTCATCGACCTACGCTCACTGCTGTTCTCACGGCCAAAATCGAGTGGTCCAGATTCACGCCCCACCCCCCGGGCCAGGGAAGTAGAGGGGAGAAGCGGGGCGGAGAGACGTACACAGATCCACTAAATTTTCAAGTTATACCTAGTACTATGACCAATGTCCATAGTCTAACAACCTATGTGCTTAGTACTAGGGTCTCGCGCACGTGTATATTTCACGAAATACGGTCTATAATACATAAGCCGATTTGCCTGTCTGCCCTCCTACGCCAATAATGAGCCTCTCAAGCCTCGAAGAAGAACTTTTGCAGGAGCTGTCCCGCCGAGAGGCTGCGACAGGGTCCTTGGCAGGCTTTTCTGAGCACGTATTGGGCCAAGTGCCTGCCCTTCATCACCGATATATCTGTCAGGCGATCGACGAGCTCTTGAACGACGAGTATGACGAGCTCATCATCCTCGCCCCGCCTGGGTCTGCGAAGAGCTCCTACACCTCAATCGCTCTCCCCGCCTACTTTATGGGGAAGAACCCGACCAAAATGGTCTTGACGGCCAGCTACTCCACAGAGTTGGCGGAGAAGTGGGGCAGAAGGGTGCGCAACACAGTGGACAGCAGTGACTTCGAGTTGCTGTTTAACTTGAGGTTGTCGCAGGACAGCACGTCGGCTGGTCGTTGGGCGAACTCGGCTGGTGGGGAGCTCTACGCGGCCGGTGTAGGCTCAGGCATTCTTGGGTTCAGAGCCGACTTGGCCATCATCGATGACCCAGTCAGTGGCTTCGAGGAGGCGCAGAGTCAGACGCGCCTGGCTAAGATGCATGACTGGTACGAGACTGACTTTACGACGCGACTTAAGCCAGGTGCTAAGACCGTCCTCATATGTCAGAGGCTGGCCCGCAATGACATGGCGGGGTACCTTATAGATCGGAACATCCTCGCCCCTACTAAGCGCCAGCGCGTCATAAAGTTGCAGATGGAGGCAGGCGAGGGTGACGTGCTAGGACGTGCGCCAGGAGAACGGCTATGGCCGGAGTGGTTCACAGAGTCCATGGTCATCGACGCCAAGCGAGACGACTACAAGTGGCGCACCCTCTATCAGCAGGAGCCGCCTGCGGACGATGGAGCATGGGTGGGCAGTGCTGACATTCAGTTCCGCCCCTCCCCGGCTAGGACACCAGACCAGATAGTGTACGGCATGACCGACTTGGCGCTGTCGGTCAACACAGGTGACTACACAGTCCACTTCGCCGTCGCCGTGGACCAAGTAGGTGACTGGGACATAGTGGACGCACGGCGGAAGAGGGTCGACGTCAACGAGTCGGCGACGGACATTGTGGACATGTGTGAGACGTGGCACCCGACAGAGTGGTTGATAGATGACGACAACGCGAGCAAGACGTTCGGCCCTCTAGTGGCCACGGCCGCGAGAGAAAGAGGGGTCGTCGTGCCATGGCGCGTCATGAGGATGCGTGGACAGAACAAAGAGACTAAGGCGGCCCCTCTGCGAGGCATGTACAAGCGTAGGAAGGTGTGGATGCCGGCGGACGCGCCATGGGCGAAGTGGTTGACGCAGGAGCTGCTGACGTTCCCGAACGCCATAGGCATGGGCGTCGACGACGGCATCGACAGTCTGGGTCTTATGGGTCGTCGCCTTCTGGCGATAGCAAGGCCGGTCGGGAACGTCGTCCCTCTAAGGCGCCCGACGATGCAAGAGATGACACTGGAAGACCTGTGGGCAGACAGGACAGCCGCCACAAGTAAGAGACTATAAGAGGAGTAGGTATGGCACAGGATACACCAGGGCGGTTGGAGTCTATCATCAAGACAGAAGAGACGCCCGAGCTCGACTATGGACGCTGGCGTGATGAGATCATCATGGCAGAGAAGGAGCTGGAGGACTTCCGTCGACGTGGGCGCGAGACATCACGCCGCTACACTGACGAGCGCGACGCCGGTGAGACAGGTATGCGCAAGTTTAACATCTTCGCCACTAATGTGTCCATATTGGAGTCGGTGCTGTACGCGAAGCTGCCGAAGGTATCGGTCTCGAGGCGGTTCGAGCAGCCTGACGACGACCCGGCCCGCGTGGCCAGTGCTATCATGCAGAACGCAGTGACACAGGGCTTCGATGACGAGGATAATAACCTCGATCAGGTCTTGCGCTATGCCGTGCAGGATAGACTGGTGCCTGGACTCGGTACAGCGTGGTTGCGTCTGGAGACAGAGACAGAGACGGCTACCATGGAGGAGATGGAGGGAGACCCTCTACTGGTCGATGACGAGCCCGTCACCTACGACAAGATATCCTACCAAGAGGTCATCACAGAGCATGTGAATTGGGAGGACTTTGTCTACAGTCCTTGCCGCATTTGGGAAGAGCGTCGTTGGGTGGGTCGTCGTGTCTACATGGACCGCGATTCTCTGGTGTTGCGCTTCGGTGATGACCCAGGCAAGAAGATACCACTCGACTTTAGCACGAAGGGGCAGACTAACGTAGGGACCAGCAATGACCCTAAGAACGACATTCTTAAGAAGGCGACGATATACGAGATATGGGACCGGCAGACGAAGCGGGTCCTGTGGCTGAGCAAGCAATGGCCTAGTATACTGGACACTCAAGAGGATCCGCTGCAGCTCAAGGAGTTCGAGCCTTGTCCTAAGCCGCTGTTCGCGTTGATGACGACCAGCAACTGCGTCCCCGTCAACGACTTCATAATGTGCCAGGACCAGTACAACGAGCTGGACACGGTCAATAACCGCATTAGCCTGTTGGTTGAGGCGTGCAAGGTCGTTGGCGTCTATGACAGCTCGGCGACAGGCGTCAAGCGCATGCTCGAGAACGGGTCTGAGAACACGCTCATACCAGTCGACAGTTGGGCGATGTTCGCGGAGAAGGGTGGTATCAAGGGCGCTGTCGACTGGCTGCCCTTAGACGTCATTATTGTCGCCCTCGAGAAGCTGCAGAACGCTCGTGAGGCTATCAAGGCGCAGATATACGAGCTGACAGGCATCTCGGACATTGTGCGAGGTGCCACGAAGGCATCGGAGACCCTGGGCGCACAGTCATTGAAGGCACAATACGCCAACGTACGCATCCAGAAGCTGCAGGATGAGGTGGCCCGCTTTGCGCAAGAGATACTGCAGATCAAGGCTCAGATTCTTGCCAAACATGTCTCGGCCGATCAGCTTCTCCGTATGGCGAACATGCAGTTTTCTCCTGACATGCAGCAGCCTGAGCTTATCCAGGCGGCTATGCAGCTCATCAAGGGCGACGATGAGGAGTTCTGCTGGCGGGTCAAAGTAGAAGCTGACAGCATGGGCATGGTGGACGCCGAGGCGCTCAAGAAAGACCGCGTCGAGTTTACCAATGCTGTGGCGACGTTCCTCCAGTCTGCGGCCACGACTCTTAAGGCTATGCCTGACACTGCACCGATCCTGTTCGAGACCCTTAAGTATGCGGTAAGTGGGTTCCGTGGCGCTAAGGACCTGGAAGGTGTCATCGACAGGAATCTCACCACGATCATGCAGAAGATCCAGAATCCTCCGCCCCCTCCACCGGACCCAGCGGTTGAGAAGGCTAAGGCAGAGATGGCGCAGTCGCAGCAAGAGTTCCAGCAAACTATGCAGATCAAGCAGGGTGAGTTCCAGCAGAAGCAGCAAGAGTTTGCAATGAAGCAAGAAGCTGAACAGCAGAAGTTAGCATTGGAACGCGAGAAGTTCCAGCAAGAGATGCAGATGGAATGGGCCAAGTTCCATCAAGAGCTTCAGGCTATGCAAGAGAAGGCGGCGATGGAGTTGCAGTTGCTGCGTGAGAAGACCCTTGAAGAACTGTCGATCCTGCAGCAGAAGACAGACGCGCAGGTTGAGCAGATAGAGGTTGTTGGTGCTGCGAAAGCCGCGGCTGCCCCATCAAAAGGAGAATGACATGAAACGCTATGTTGGAACCAAGTACCTAGCAGCAAAGCCGATGACTCGTGGTGAGTACAATGTCTATCGTGGTTGGGATATTCCTGAGAATGAGGACCCTGACGAGGATGGCTACCTTGTTGAGTATGAGGAGGGTGGTAAGTCCAACCATCCAGACCATAAAGGCTATATCAGCTGGAGTCCTGCTGGCGTCTTTGAGCGGACGTACAAGGAGGTGTAGTATGCCACGTACCAGTTATGTCCAAATAAACGGAGTCCTGTATGACAAGAGTTTACCACTACCCGACGGGGTGGAACAGACGAGCGGCGGAAATAAGTCGGCGACTTTTCTCCCTGACCTCCCCGATTTTAAATCACCAATTGATGGCTCGATTGTTCGGGGACGTGCTGGATTACGAGAGCACTGCCAGAAGCATGACGTCATTCCAACGGCCGACTTGGCTGGCCTCCCTCCAAAACGAGCTGTAGAAGAGTACAAGCCAGACCGTGCTGCAATACGCCAAGAGTTGGCGCGTCAAATCTATAAATAAGGAGAATATACCATGGCTGAAGACCTACGCGCTGCCCTCGAGAGCGCCATTGAAGGGGAATCTAATGAAACGCCTACAGATAGTACTACCACCGATACGCCCAGTCCCGATGCGGGCGATGGGGTCGCAGATGATTCTAGTGAGCCTAATGACGAACACCCGGCAGGAAGTGAACCAGCAGAGGAGGCTACTCAGCCAGATAACAAGACCAGCATCGAGCAGGTAACAAAAGCCAAGGTCGAAGAGCATCAAGATGATCCTCTTGCTAAGGCACCACAGTCATGGAAGGGTGGTGCGAAAGCTCTTTGGAAAGATCTGCCCCTTCCTGTCCGCTTGGAGGTAGACCGCCGTGAACGAGATACGAACAGGGTGTTACAAGAGAGCAGCCTCAACAATCGCAAAGTTGCAGAGATTACGCAGGTGCTGGCGCCCCACACCGACTTTATCCGCCAGAATTACGGTGGTAACCCAATGGTGGCCATTCAGAACCTGTTCCAGGCTGAACAGGCGCTGACGCGCGCAGCACCACAGGATCGCGCCAAGTTCGTAGCTGATATGATAACGACGTATGGCGTCGACATCAGCATGCTCGACGAGATTCTATCAGGGCAGACACAACAACCAAGTAGACAACAGAACAGTAATATCGAGCAGCTACTCGACCAACGCCTCCGCCCCATTATGACGTTTGTGGAACGTCAGGAGCAAGCAGCGCGGCAGCAGGCAGAACGCGCCGAGCAAGAAATGAATACCACGATTGACTCAATGCTGGCGGATGACGAGACTTACCCGCACTTCGAGACAGTGCGTAGTGACATGGCATTGATTATTGAAGACGGTGCGCGAAAAGGTGTGTACATTGATCTTCCAGCGGCCTATAATAAAGCCGTACGCATGAATGATTTGGCACCTACTACAGGTGGTGCTACTGATGCCGCACTACGTGCGCACCAAGAAGCTCAAAAGGCTAAAGGTGCAAGCAAGAGCGTCAGTGGCGCACCTGGTGGTATTAATGGCGCGAGTCGCGTCAATCCAAATGATCTGCGTGGAACCATCGATGCTCTGATGAGCGGAGGAGGCGGCAGGCTATGAAAAACATAGACATGATGCTGCGCGTCATCCTCGGTCCAGGGATACGGTTGTGGGACGATCGTCCAGTCCCGCTACCTTTTCGAATTCCGCCTCCTGTAGTGTTTGGCACCTTGTCTGCGGTGCCGGATGGAGCTCCTGAGCCCACCGTCAGTGAACCAGACAACACATTGCCTACAATCTAATTAGGAGGCCATCATGGCATTCGCAAATCCAAACATCAGTGATATCATTGCCACGACGATTCAGAATCGTTCTGGTGTGATCGCTGATAACGTGACCAAGAACAACGCGCTTCTGTCCTATCTGAAGCGCCGTGGCAACCAGAAGACCTTCTCTGGTGGCAATACCATCATGCAAGAACTGTCGTTCGCAGAGAACGGCAATGCATCATGGTACAGTGGCTACGAGACTCTGCCGGTTGCTGCGCAGGACGTCATCAGCTCTGCTGAGTACCAGATCAAGCAGTGCGCTGTCCCTGTGACGATCAGTGGTCTGGAGCAACTCCAGAACGCAGGCAAAGAGCAGATCATTGACCTACTGGAAAGCCGCATCTCTGTGGCTGAATCCACCATGGCAAACCTTATCGCTGCCGGCATCTACAGCACTGGTACGGGCTTCGGTGGTAAGGAAATCACTGGTCTGGCAGCTCAAGTGGCAACTGATCCAACGACGGGTGTTGTCGGCGGTATCGACCGTGCTACGTGGACCTTCTGGCGCAATAAAGTGTTTGATGCTACCACTAACGGTGGTGCAGCGACGACGCCTGCCAATATCCAGTTGTACTTCAACACGCTGTGGGCTCAGTTGGTTCGCGGCCAAGATCGTCCTGACCTGATTGTCGTGGACAATGCCTATTGGGGCATGTACATGGCCAGTCTGCAAGCCATTCAGCGCTTCACTTCAAGCACTGACGCGACCCTCGGCTTCGTCTCCATCAAGTACATGGATGCAGATGTGGTGCTGGACGGTGGCATCGGCGGCTTTATGGCCACGAAGGAAGCCTACTTCCTCAACACGAAGTACATCCACTACCGTCCGCACAGCGCCCGTAACATGGTGCCTCTGTCGCCTAAGTCTCGCTATAGCGTCAACCAAGACGCTGAAGTGCAGATCTTGGCATGGGCCGGTAACTTGACCATGTCTGGCGCGCAATTCAATGGGAAGCTGGTAGAATAGCCAGATTGGTCGGGTAATGAGCACGGCGCACCTCTTAGGCTACGGCTAATAGGACTAGTCCATACGGCTTATCGACTACTGAGGTGCGCCTCCCCACTTTGAGGAGGTAATCATGGCTGGACTTGCAGGAGCACTAATCGGCATTGCGGGGGTACAACCATCAATTGCACCGGCTAAGTCGGTTGCAGATGGTACTACATCTGCTCGAGGCTGCACAACTAACTTCATTGGCTATGGCTCCGGGCTTACTAGCGCCGAACCTTTGCCGCAGGATTTTGTTGCTGCAGATGATACCGTCACGCGTAGCACCACTGCCCCTACACCGGGCATCCCTACGTACACGGCGATCGCCGGTAATACCACGCACCAGACTCTGTCCTGGGCTATTGTGTTGGAGGACCCGGAGGTTGAAGCTGTAGTTGAAGACGACGAAGAAGAAGTAGTCGAGGAATGATCGCTGGACGCGTTGATGCATTGGGACGGCTGTACACTACGTCAGCCCTTCCCTCTGCAACCTCATCAGCTCAGGGTGGCATCATGCGTGATGCGCTCGGGGCAGTCCACGTCCTTCCCATTGCAGCACCAGCCAGATTTAATGGCGGCTTCGGCACGTCTAATCTCGGGCAGCTGTGTTATGCGCCTGGTGCTGCCATTCATGCATGGAATGGTGGTCTGCCCTTCGCTGCAGATGGTAGGCTTATCACAGTAGCTATGAATGCAGTACCAGCAGGTACTGAGCCGTATGTAGGTGGTATCCGCGTCAGTGAATTGTTTGGGGTATTTCTGACAGACGCAGTGCCATCCACTACAGATGGTTGGTCCACAGGATTCGACTTGGGCTTCGGATAATGGCACGCAAATCGATCGTTGAGCTGATTGCCGAGGCCAATGCGAACTTTCCAGACAACACCACAGGACTTATTACTCCTGCGAAGCTCCGTACTTTCGTAGTAGACTTCCTCAATGCGGTCTCCCCTGCTTATGGGTATCTGCAGTTAGTCGGCCCTGCTTCGCAGACATTCAATCTCGCCTCGTCACTCATGGTGTTCACCACAGCGACGGACAGCGACCCATCACAGACCACTTCAGCAGTACCAGCTAGCACAGTGACACGTGCTGAGGTTGGTGTAGCTACTATTGTGTTCACGACCAATGTGGCATGTGCAACCAATCGGTTTATCAAATTTACCTTATTCAAGAATGGTGTAGCAACGCCATGGAGCGTGACAGCCACAGGTGGTGGTGCAGCGAACCCTGTAGCTGTATCTATGTCTGCTGTGGACCCAGCGCCCGCCCCTGGAGCAGTCTATAGCATTCATGCTGTAGCAGAGATTAATGGCGTGGCTTGTACGCTGACCAACGGCTTCTTTGTTGTACAGCTAGAAGCAGTTAGAACGTTTGCATGAAATACCTGCTCATCCTGGTACTATTGTCAGGGTGCGCAATAGATACAACTATTAAGATCAAGTGCACCGGAGAGTGTAATGTTACGATCACAAGGCATGGTACAGTTTATACAGAGCAGTAATGGGTAGGGTATGCCCAGATTTCCGAACATTCCCAATAAAAGGAGAATTGAAATGGCTGATGCTCTACGGGCATATGATGAAGATGCGGTGATGGAAGACAGCGCCCGCTTTGCAGGTGATAAGCGCTTGATGGTGCACTTTTACAAGCGCCCAGTGCACAATCAATTCAAGTCGAACGAAGAGGGTCGGCCAATTTATGACGAGAAAGTCTATGTCCGCATCATTGTGCCAGGCGACAAGCACAATATTGTCGATACACCGGCTACTCGTGAGCATACGCAGGTTCGTTTTGCCGAACAGTACGCCAAGTTCATGCGTAATGAGGAGCAAGTTGTCAGCGGCACACCCCTGAAGATCTGGCCACCGCTGTCTATTACGCAAGTGGCAGAGCTCAATGCGCTCAATATTACTACTGTCGAACAACTAGCCACGCTGCCTGACAACTTGGCCCAGCAGTTCATGGGTTTTAATGGTCTGCGCGTGAAGGCACAATTGTTCCTTGATGCAGCGAAAGATGGTGCTGCATCGAGTAAATTGATTGCCGAATTGGCTGAACGTGATACCAAGATCAATGTCATGGAAGCCAATATGGCAGCTCTGACAGAGCAATTGAACAAGTTGACGGCAGCACAGGCAGCAAAGCCTGCAGCAGTTGACAAGGCAGCAACGAAGTAAGGAGTAATCATGCAAGGTACTGCCCTCGAGATTACAAAGCAAGCAGCTGCAGAGTTGGGGTTGCTTCAGCCTTCAACACTTGTTGCGAATCCTGTTGAGGAGTCACAGCAGCTATTTGCTTTGCTTAATTCCGTTGGCAATACCTTGGTGATGTATTATGATTGGCAATGGCTAATTAAGACGCAGTCTATCACCAGTGTGGCCAATCAAGGCGCGTATCCTCCGCCTGCTGATTATGCCCGAATGTTGAACCAAACGTTATGGGACAAGAGCGGTCGCCGCCCTGCAGCCGGCCCTCTTTCGCCACAAAGTTGGCAAAGACTCCTCAATGCGGTGACGATGACTGGGCCATTTGTCCAGTATCGTATTGCAGCTGGTAAAGTTGAGTTCCTTCCAGTGCCAACTGATGCAGGTCAGGAACTGAATTACCAGTATATTAGCGATGGCTGGGTACAGTCGTACCTTGATCCTGATATGCGAACAAACATGGTAAAACAGGATAACGACATTATCCTATTCGACTTTTGGCTCTGCGTCAAAATGTTGAAAATGAAGCTATGGCAGTCCAAAGGTTTGGATACTACTGCATTGGCCAGTGAATTTGCTGCAGCACTGGATTCACTGACAGGGCAGGACGTCGGTGCACCAGTGCTAAGCGTGGCGCCACGTCCATATGTACCGTACATTGACCGCTACAATGTACCAGACGGTAACTGGGTTGTTGGGTCATGAGTCTCGCTGCCCCTGCTACCCTACAAGTCTCAGGTTCAACCTCTATCACAGCACCTGTGGGTGGTTTGAATGCACTCAGCCCCATTCCAGCGATGGCTGAGACTGATGCTATTGTTATCCGTAACTTCTTTCCGGAAGCTTTCGGTGTTAGGGTTCGTAAGGGTACGCATCAGCAAGCAATCGGGTTAGATGGTAATGTTGATAGTATCCTTTATTACGTTCCGCAAACAGGTAGCGTGCGTATCTTTGCTGTGGACCAGTCGCAGATTATGGACGTTACTGTCCCTGGTGACTACAGCGGGGGTGTGGCTCTTTGTGCCAGTACCTATCCTTGGTGGTTGCATGTCAACTTCGCCAACGCCGCCGGGACGCACATGCTGGCCCTCAATGGGGTCGATGAGCCTGTTTTAGTTTCGCCTGATGGTCTACATCGCTTGATTATCGGTGATGGTACGGTACCATACACTATTGCTGGTGTCAATCCACAAGATCTTGTTGCACCATGTGTAGCGCATCGTCGCATTTGGGCAGTGCAAAAAGAGTCTACAAAAGCTTGGTATTTGCCGCCAGAGGCTATCTACGGTGTTGCTAAATTCTTTGACTTCGGCGCCAACTTTGCACGTGGTGGATTCCTCCAAGCCCTTGTTGTCTACTCCCAAGATAGCGGACTTGGACCCGATGACTACCTTGCTGCCATCAGTAGTAATGGTGAAGTATCCATGTACGCTGGAATTGATCCCGAGGACCCAGACACGTGGCGACAGATTGGCGTCTATTACATCGGCCCTACTTTCACTCGTCGCTGTCACACTCAGTATGCTGGTGATGTTGCTGTCCTGACACAGTATGGCTTAGTGCCTATTAGCTCTGTTGCTAAGCCTACCAATGTCAGTGTGCTTGACAATGCACTATCACGTAAGATACAGTCTCTGCTAAGCTTGGTAATGGCCGAGGGGTCGTACCGTGCTGGGTGGTCGATACAAATGTTTGCTGATGCAAACATGCTATTGATTAATGTACCCGGTATTAATGCTGCATCGACAATCCAATTAGTACTGAATACTGTAACAATGGCATGGACTATGTTCATCGACATGCCTGCTAATTGCTGGTCAGTTGTCCTTGGCACACTCCTATACGGTGGTGATGGCGTTGTCATGCGTGCTTGGGAAGGTGCGCAGGATAATGTTGACCTCAATAATGAGAATGGGGTGGCGATTAGGGCTGATTGTCAACAAGCATTCAGTTATTTTGGTACACCGGGGCAGAACAAGCATTACAAAATGCTTCGGCCCACTTTCATTCAGAGTGGCAAATTTGTGTATCGTGCTGGCGCCAATATGGCGTTTGACTTCACAACAATCCCACCACCTGCAGCGTTAGGCCTAGCTTCGTACGGCATCTGGAATGTTGACTTGTGGAATCAGGCATATTGGTCTGGTGGTGCGCAGTCAGGTAAGCAATGGGTATTTATTCGTGGTATCTCGTATGCTGCGAGTGTGCGCATTGCACTTGAGGCATCGACAGAGCTTATTTGGGCTGCCACTGACTGGGTGTACGAGAAGGGTGGGATTGCAGGATGAGCGATATGGCCCTGTTCGCTGGTATGGTACCCGAACTCACGTCGCCATTGGCTAGTCGTGAAGGTATTTTGTACATGGAAGAAGTGCTCACCGGTGTTACAGAGCCAGGCGAGAACACCGACCTCTTCCCTTTACAGCATCGTTTTGCTGATGGTGTCTATGCACGTGAGATTTTCCTACCAAAAGGTAGTGTGGTTATCGGCAAGATTCACAAGTTCGGCCATCTGAACCTCATTACATGTGGGCATGTTTCTGTTTTAACTGAGTTTGGGGTCGATGAGTTCACTGCCCCATATACCTTCGTTAGCAAGCCAGGAACAAAACGTGTTGTCTATGCGCATGAAGATACTGTATGGACGACGTTCCACGGTACACAGCATACAGACGTAGATGCAGTCGAAGCAGATATTATCTGCAAGACTTTTGCTGATTACGACAGCTACAAACTAGAAGTCGAGCGTAAAACGCAGATTGAAGGAGGCGGCATATGAGTTGGGTTGCGGTAGGTGTGGCAGGTGCCTCCTTGGTCGGCGGTGTTGTCCAGGGCCAGAACGCCAAGAAGGGGCAGAAGAAGGCAGAAGAGGCGCAAGCTGCTGCTGCTGCGCAGTCGCGTTCTAATGCTTTATCTGATGCAAATACACAGTATAATACAAATTGGGATAGTCAACGTCAAGCTCAAGGCATCAATCAAGCCGCGTATGACAAGCAGCTGCAGGCCAATCGCGCCAATCAATCAAGTGACTTCGGGTCTACTGCTTGGGCGCAGGACCCAACGACTGGTGCTTGGACGCAGACCAACAATGTCGATGCAGGTGCGAAGCCGGCACTCGACAAACTTCGTGGTAACTATAGTAGCCAGCTTGATGCGATGGAGTCAGGCTTCAATGTCAACAATGACGTCATGCAAGCTATGCGTGCGCAGTCTGCCCCACAAATGGAGCAGCAACGTAACAAGGAGAATGCGCGTCTTGCGGCCATGGGTCTTGCAACGGGTAGTGGTTCAGCTTGGGGTACTGCACAGGATGCTCTGAATCGTAGCGATAATGACATGGAGCAGAAGAATATCCTTGGCGGCTTCAATGCATGGAACCAGGCACAAGCTAATAACCGTGCTAACCTTGGTGCATCGTCGGCCCTTGAAGGCTCGTTCCAGAACAATGCACAGCAACCGAGCTACAATGCAGCGAACGCTGCCACAGTCAATGCACCGACTTGGAATATGGGTGGTGTCGATAATGGCGCAAGTGCATTCCAGAACCAAATGGACTACACCAATGCACAGAATGCAAATACAGGTAATGTTGTCCAGGGTCTTGGTACTGCTGCGAGTATTTACGGGATGGGGCAGAAGAAAACTGGTACGGCGAACGACCCGAATGCGGGTGTTGTTCAGGGCACTACTCCAGACGCATCACTGTGGGCCTAAATCATGGACTACGAACTAGAACAGCAGCTACTCGAGCAGCAGCTTAAGAAGGCTGCGGTGCTACGTGCTGGTGCTAACCGTAAGAGCGGTGGCATGGTGGGGAACCGCTATGTCGTAGACTACGGCGGTATCGCTAGCAATGTAGGCGAGAAGTATCTTGCGAACCGTGATGAGCAGGCAGCCACTGAAGGCATGCGTAGCCTTGGTACACAGCAAGATGCCGAAGCAAATGCATTAGTCCAGCAGCTGAACACACCCGGTACGAAGCAAGACATGGTACCCGGACAGAATCCGGCAGACCTCGCCCCTCCTATGCTTCGTCGGCCTGTGAGCCAGCAAGAGCCTGTGCCTGATGTGCTAGGGCAAGTACCAATGAATCCGCTTGAAGAAAACCAGCGGAAGATGGGCGTTGCCACACAGCTGTATGGTTTGCCGAAGTCACGTGGCCTAGCTACGATGTACTTGAACCAAGGTGTCGCCTTCCCTGAGACTTGGGCAAAGGCACGTGCTGCTGCAGAAGAGAAGGCTGATGCTGCTAAGCTTGCTGCTGAGGAGAAGTTCGCAGCCTCACGTCAGACTGCAGCAGATAGGGCTGCTTTGCAGGCGGAACGCCTTCAAGCTCAAAAGGATTTGCAATTGATGCTTGCAGGTATGCGCGCAGATACTGCTGCTGCCAATCGCGAAGCTAGAGCTGCTGCAAAGGGTGGTAGCGGTGATAGCCCGGGTAAGCTGCAGTTTAAAGGCGAAACACCTGATGGTCTACCCGTCAGCTTCTCCCCCACAACTGGCCGGTATTTTATACCGGACGAGAATGGGCAGTCTGTGCCGTATGATCCCAAGACGCATGGCATGTTTACAGGTAAGGCAGCTGCAGATAAAGATACTGCGGCTACGCTTAAAGCTAAGTCTGCAGCAGAGCAACTTGATATTCTAGTGAATGACTTGGACAAAAACCCAAAAGCATTTGGTACAGAAGCAGCAATAGTAAGCGCGTTACCAAACGCACTCTCGTCACGCCTGCAGTCTGAGATACTCACACCAGATGAGCGTAGTGTGCGTATCCGTACTTTGCAGAATGCTGCAGAGTACACGCATAGCTTGTATGGTGCTGCGCAGTCTAAGCAAGAGCTTGAACGTGGCCAGCAGTTCCTTGTCAGTAAGGACGATGACGACAAGACTGTACTTGCCAAGTTGCGTGCTGCGCATGCCTTTGCAGTCGAAAAGGGGCTGACAACTGTGCGCGGTAATGCCGACAGACCTGCTGATAATGGGCAGAATCGGTCGGGTAAACTGTCTGCCCCTGTACTGAGCCCCGATAATCCGTATAAGGATGATCCGGCTAAGGCTTTACGGTTTGAAGAATACCTCAAAAAGAATGGTGGTAAATAATGACACCAGAAGAGGAAGAATTCGAGTTCACTGCGGCAGCACTCAAGCGTAAGCAAGAACGTGAAGCTGTGCAGGCAGATCCGTCGCTACAGACTGCTGTCCTACCCCCTGCTGATAAGCCGAGTACTCTTAGTCAAGACATCTTGGCAGGTACTAAGGACTTCGTGGGTGGCGCAGCAGGACAGACGCTCAACATGGCGCAGTCGATGGCCCGCAACCGTCCCTCGGCTGTAGGGCAACGTCTACTCAGCAAGACTCTCGGTCGTCCGCAAGAACCTGACCTAACATCTTTGCGTACAGCTTTACCGCAGTCAATGGCGGGTCGTGTCGGTGCAGCTGCTCCGCAACTAGCTTTGGGTCTGGCAGCACCAATGAACCTTGCGCCACAAGTTGTGACAAACGCAGGTCTTGGTATGTTGGATGCTGAACCAGGCAATGAACTGGTCAGCGGTGGTGTTAGCGGTCTTCTCGGCGGCGCTGGCTCACTTGGTGCTCGTGCTGTTGCTCGTGTGCGTGGTGGTCTGGTGATCCCAGCATCTGACTTTCCTGATATGGCGAAGCAAGGCATCCGCCCCACTCTCGGTATGGCTGCTGCCCGTGGCGGGGAGAAGGGTACGGCTAGTGGTGATGCTATTCGTGCGCTGGAGAAAGGCATTCAAGAGCTACCTGTCTCAGGTATGCCCTTGCGTAACAATATCACACGTGCTGGCGAGGATGTGACAACTGCAGCAGCTAGGCTTGGTAATATACCGGGACAACCGCTGCCGGAGTTCTTGAACCGCCAAGATCTTATCAACAAGCTTCGCGAACGCGGTAACACAGCCCTTAGTGCTTCTGATGCCGTAACGGTTATTCCAATGGATGCTGCTAAGCGCACAGAGGCTGCCAAGTTCACTGAGGAAGTAGCCAATAAATACCAACTTGATGCTGGTGAGAAGCAGGAACTCGCGGGCTTTGTAGCACGTGGCTTGATCGGTCATGTACCAAAGGGCATGTCTGCTGATTTAACTGGTGCAGCTGCGAAAAGCACGTCGACGGACCTGCGGTCGAACCTTCCGCATAATCTGCGCCGTGAGCGTGTCCAGCGTGCAGCTAATGATATTGCAGGCATGATCGACAATTGGGTGGACGAGGCAAGCGTTGCCGTAGGAAAAGGGCAGAAGCCACTACGCACTGCCCTTGCTGATGTGCATGTCATGCAGAAGGCACCAGGTAAAACAGTTGGTATGTCAGGTGAGGACCTTGCCAGAGGTATCTCCGAGAACGATGAGGCAATGAAGACACTCGGGTCGCATTCACCAGGTATGCTAGAGTTGGCGAAGGCCCT